ACACTAAAAATTCTTTGGTTAAAAATATTAACGCTAGAAAAGCTGCTGGCACTTCCAGACCAAAATCTAAATCTACAGTTTCTAAAAAAGCTTATGCTCAAATGAAAACTGGATGGAAAAAAAAATAACATGGCAACATATGAGTATATTAAAAAGCGTGTAGATGCTTTAGCCAATGATAGAGGTACGTGGGAATCAAACTGGCAAGAAATTCTTGATTACGTTATGCCAAGAAAAGCTGACGTTACTACTTTAAGAACAAGAGGTGAAAAACGTACAGAAGTTTTATTTGATAGTACAGCAATAACTGCAAACAATTTATTAGCTGCAAGTTTACATGGAACACTTACATCTCCATCACTAGCTTGGTTTAATATAAAATTAAGAGATGAAAATTTAAATAAAGATAGAGATGTACAAGTCTGGTTAGAAGATACTGGTCGTAGAATGTATGATAATTTTAACGATACAAATTTTAACACAGAAGTACATGAATTATATTTAGATTTATGTTCTATTGGAACTGCTGCTATTTTTGTTGAAGAAGGCAATGAAGGATTTGAAAAAGATGGAATTCATTTTAATACTTTACATATTGCAGAATATTATATTCAAGAAAATATAAATGGAAAAGTAGATACACTTTATAGAAAATATAAATTAACAGCTAGACAAGCTGTACAAGAATTTGGAGAAAAAAATTTAGGTGAAAAAGTTTTACAAGCAGCAACAGAAAAACCAGATAAAAAATTTAGTTTTATTCATGGAGTAGAACCAACAAAAGATTATGAAAGAGCAATAGGAAAATCAAATACTAAATTACCTTTTCATTCATGTCATGTTTGTGAAGAAGATAAAATGGTTGTACGATCTGGTGGTTATAATGAGTTTCCATATTTAGTACCTAGATGGTCTAAAGCAACAGGTGAAATTTTTGGAAGATCACCAAGTTATAATGCGTTACCAGATATTAAAACTTTAAACAAAGCAGTTGAAATTGGATTAAAAGCTTGGGCTAAAGCAATTGATCCACCATTACTTGTTCAAGATGATGGAGTAATTGGTAGAGTTAGAATGACCCCTGCTGGTATTACAGTTATTAGACATGATGGTGCAGTTAAACCATTAGAAATTGGTGCTAATTGGCAAATTACAGATATGAAAGAAGGCCAATTAAGAACTGCTATTAGACAAGCATATTATTCAGATCAATTACAATTACAAGATGGCCCACAAATGACAGCAACAGAAGTTCAAGTTAGATACGAACTTATGCAAAGATTACTTGGGCCAACATTAGGTCGTTTCCAAACTGAATTTTTAAATCCATTAATTGAAAGAGTATTTGGAATTATGTTTAGAGCAGGTGCTTTTAAAGATGCACCAGAAATTATTGGCGACAGTAAAATAGATATTGAATATGTTGGGCCTTTAGCACGTTCTCAAAGAATGGAAGAAGCAGTTGCTATTGAAAGATTATATACATTAGCAATGAACATTGGACAAGTTGATCCATCAATTATGGATAACATAGACCATGATGAAGCTATTAGAATGAGAGCAAGATTATTAGGAGTACCTAAAACTGTTTTAAGAAGTTCAGAACAGGTAGAAGAAATAAGAGCAGCGGCAGCAGAAGCACAACAACAAGCACAAATGGCTCAACAAGCACAACAAGAAGCACAAGCAATGAATACATCAGCTGATGCTACTAAAAAACTAGCAGACCCTAACGTACAGACAGCTATGGATAATATGGCTGATGATATGGGTATGTCTGATATGACAGGTTAATATGGCGAATGAAAAAGACGATTTAAAAGAATTAAAAGCACAATATAATATTACGTTTGCATCTAAAGAAGGTGAAACAGTATTAGCAGATTTAAAATCTGCTTATTATCATAGGAGTTCATATTCAAATAACCCTTATGAAACAGCATACCGTGAAGGACAAAGATCGGTATTAATCAGAGTAATAAATCTAATGAAGGAAAATAAAAATGTCAAATGAAACATTAAGTAACGAAATAGATAAATCTTTTGAAAATGAAACAGCAATAACTCCTACCAGTTCTGGAACAGTTTTAGGAGCAACTAATGATAATGGAGATTGGAAATCATCATTACCAGATGAACTTAAAAATGATGCTACTTTACAAAATTTTAAAGATGTTGAAAGTCTTGCTAAAACAGTAGTACATCAACAAAAAGTATTAGGTAGTAGAATACCAATACCTAAAACAGATGAAGAAAAATCTGAATTGTATAGTAAATTAGGCAGACCAGAAAATTCTGAACAATATGAAATTAATATACCAGATACTCATAAATCTTATTTTCAAGATGATGATGTTAAACAATTTAAAAATGTAGCACATCAAATTGGTTTAAATAACGATCAAGTAAAAGCAATAATGGATTTTCAAATGAAATCTATTGACAATCAACTTTCTACTGAACCAAGTAAAGTTGCAGTACAAAGAGAAGAAACAGAAAATACTTTAAAAAAAGAATGGGGCTATGAATATGATAAAAATGTAAGAGCCGCACAAAGAGCATTAGATGTTTATGGTGATGATGAAATTAGAGAATTAATGAATACGGAAGCTGGTAACAATCCTGCTGTAGTAAAAATGTTTGCTAGATTAGGTGCAGAAGTAACAGAAGATATGGCTAAAAATACACAACATAATACTTTAGCTACTTCACCGTTAGATGCACAAGCTGAAATAGATGCAATATTTAATAATCCAGATGACCCTTATCACGATCAATCTCATAGAGAAAATTCACAAAGAGTTGAATATATGCGTCAACTACATGAGAAAAGATTTGGCAAATAAGTTAAATTTGTGTTATACTAACAAAATCTAATTCGCCCTTTTTAGGAAAACGAAGAAGTAGCCATGATTGGCTTTAAACTTCCGATATGATCGTATCGTTTACGATAAGGTTTCCCGCAAGGATAAAGACCGATTTATGGAATATGGATTAATAATTTTTATTACTCCCCCTATTTCTAACTTTTAAATAAGGACTAAAACAAATGTCAACACAAATAACAACAGCTTTTGTAGAACAATACAAGAGTAACGTGTTTCATTTGGCTCAACAAAAAGGTTCTAGATTAAGAAGTGCGGTTAAAACTGAAACAGTAACAGGAAAATCACATTTTTTTGAAAGAATTGGGTCAACTGCGGCACAATTAAGAACAAGCAGACATTCTGATACTCCGAGAGTAGATACTCCCCATAGTAGAAGAAAAGTTACAATGAACGATTACGATTGGGCAGATTTGATTGACCAAGAAGATAAAGTAAGAATGCTTATATCTCCACAATCTGAATATGCACAAGCGGGTGCTTTCGCAATGGGCAGAGCAATGGATGACGCAATTATTGCGGCAGCTACAGGCAATGCACTTGGCGGAGTAGCAGGTGGAACAACAATTGCTCTACCAGCAGCACAAAAAGTTGTTCATGGTTCAGCTGGATTATCAGTAGCAAAATTAATTTCTGCTAAAGAAATTTTAGATGCGGCTGAAACTGATCCAGACGAACAAAAATTTGTTGTATGTACAGCAGGTCAAATTTCTGATTTGCTAGCAATTACTCAAATTACTTCTGCTGATTTTAATTCAGTAAAAGCGTTAGTACAAGGTCAAATTGACACTTTCATGGGTTTCAAGTTTATCAGAACTGAAAGACTAGGAACAGATGCAGATGGCAATAGAGCAGTATTAGCATTCAATCAATCAGCATTAGGTCTTGCTGTTGGATCAGATATATCTACAAAGATATCTGAAAGAGCAGATAAGAACTATGCAACACAAGTATTTTTATCCATGACTATCGGAGCTACGAGAGTAGAAGACGAAAAAATGGTTGAAATTGCTTGTACAGAGTAATAGGAGTATATAGACATGGCTGTAACAACACAAAATAGTACAGAATACGCTAACACAATAGCTACTCCTCTTGTAACTGCTGACGCAGTAAATGATAAAGGTAAATTAAGAACTTTAAGTTTTACTTTTAATCAAGATGGTGTCGGTGATGCAGGATCAATGATCGTGTTGGGAAAACTCCCAGCAGGAAAAGTTAAAATCATAGGTGGTTTATCTAGATTTTATTGCAATATCGTTGCTGGTTCAGCAACAATTGATATTGGAAACCAAGCATATACATCAGTAGATGGAGCAGCAGTTGCTCTTGACGTTGATGGTATGGTTGATGGACTTGACGTTGATACTGCTGGTTATTTTACAATGGAAAGTAATACTGCCGCAGGTAAACTGCTTGGTGGTAATCATACTTTTCATAGTAGAGATGGAGTTGTTATCACTATCAAAAGCATTGCTGCTTTAGCAGATAGTGATGATGTTGCTGGTGTAATTACTTACATAGTAGACTAATAACAAAAATATTGGGGGCGATTTATACTCGCCCCTTTTACATATAAAAATAAAAAATTATGGCTACAGAAGTATCAATTTGTTCAAATGCATTAAGAAGATTAGGAGATGATCCTATTACATCTTTGACAGATGATAC